CTTTAAGCTCCTTCAGACGTTGATGGTCTGTCTTAGGTAGTACTAGGGGCGGATTGTCAGCAAACCTCTGTATGGTCATCTTGACGCTCCCCTTGGGTCTTCCTCTTCCTCGTTTAAGAGTCGTTTCCATGTTGTCCTTTCAATTTAGCTTTTTCGGTATAGGGGATGTACCACAAATATCTACCAACCCAACCTACCCCCTCCCCCCCCATACATCTCACACACCTAGGGCTTCTACCTACTTGTTTACCCTACTGTACAAGCAGCCAGTACTGTCCATCCATCCACCAGGGTTTTCCCTACTGTACAAATAACCAGGCAAGCTGCTAGATGAGAATGATTCGCATTTGCATTTGGAATGTGTAAGAGGACGATGCACCTTTTTAGGATTACCTTTTTGTTTGTACTTGAATTCATTCCCTATTCATTCCCTTTTACTATCCCTTACCTATCTATTAGACAATCCTCTGTTTGGGGTTGTTGTTTATTCCCGACATTGTTAGTTACTAACCCTACTCTCTCAAATGGTTCATCTATCCTATAACCCAATGAATGCAAATGTTGGTAGAGGGCTAACAGGTTCTCGAAACCTTGTGAGATATTCCCTTGTCCTACTGTTAACAGGATTTGACGTTTGGGGTTGTCTAGTTTTCTGCGGAATTGGATTGTGTCAATTTTGGGAGGTCTAGACATTCTTAAACCTTGAAAAGAATTAAATTAAATTAATTCTATCATCTAAGGGTTTGTCCCTATGTTTTTTTCTTTTTTTGTTGCTACTCTATATAGACCGAACTAGCGGAACTAGTGTCTTTTAATAGGTGTGAACAGTGAAAAACAATTTTTTCCCCACATTGTCAGAAGCTTTAGAAGCGGAGAACCTATCCCATGCTTGGGATGGAACACCTTTAGCCTATGGGCAAACCATTGGTAAAACCTACGATGACGGATCTAGGTTTGGTTATTACATTTCCATTTATCGGGATGAACGTGGTTTGTACGAACGTCCTATCCATTACAAAAGGGGCTAACCATGAATGACAACCAAAAAGACATCCTTTGTGCCATTGGGGTTGGATTAGCCCTCTGTTTAGGTTTAATGGCTTATTTTGACATTTTGGTCAAATAAAGCTTGCTGCAAGGGTTATCCCTAGTTAACCAGGTGTTCGCAAATCACTAAAATTGCATTCTCAAATCAATTTAACAGGTGTCAACATGAAACTCTCAAAGATCATTTCCCAAATTGCATTAGGTGAAACCTACAATGAAATGGCATTGTTGAAATGCTTACGAATGAAGCTTATTTTGCGTAATGAATATTTTGATGTCATTCAACGCTATTTAGCGGGAAATACAAAACCAATGGATCATATTTTATTGCAAGATATTTCAGTATGTTTGCACAAAATCGGTTCTTAATTTTAAAGGTGTCAACATGAAAACTCTTGAATTAAACGAAGACTATCAAAACGATTTTGATGGCAAATATGGCTTTGTTTTTGACCATACTTTTCTAACTAACCCAATCACATCATTTTGCGGTAGGTTTTCAGAATCTCCCGAAAAATATGGTTTTGAGATTTGGCATACAGGATCAGGATGCACAGGACATGGTCAATTGTTTCTGTTAGATGGAAAAGAGGTTTTAATGCTTATTACCGATGGCAATCTAAACCATGTCTCAAATGAAACAATTCAAGCCACAGTAGGCATATTTGATCCTGACATGAATGAATGTTTTGATCATTGGTCAATCACAAGATAATTTTTAATAGGTGTCAACATGAAAACATATACAAACGAACAAATTCAAGAATTAGCAGAAAATGCTTTGCATCAAGCTTGCTCCCATATGCAAGATGCCCTTGGGGTTAAAACAGGGGATTGGGCATCCATGTTCTTTTCAGGGGAATGTGCGGACGTAATCCATGCAATCTTTTCTGATTACATCAAAAGCGAATTGAGGGGTGAGGAATGAAGCTTGAGACAATCTCACTTTGTGGTGGGTTCAATGGTCTATATATGCCACACCCATTAGGACGGGAAAAGTATGGTTATTTTTTAATTACCGATTCAATGGGTGAACAACCTCCCATTGTTGGTCAAAAATGTGCCATAGGTTGGTACACGGACGATGCCCAATTCTTGGGTTATCTAGACGTTGACCAATGGGAACAATTGTAATTTTTAACTTAATAGGTGTCAAAAATGATATATAAAATCGAGCATGGATCAATTGCAGCGGTTCAATTTGTAACAATGCCAAACGGCAAAAAAATTGCTATTAGCGACTCAAAAGAGGAAAGGAATTTGCGGTTTTTGCCATTGCAAGTAAAAGAGATAATAAATAGACAATTTGGCATTGTTTTTTCTCTCCCATATGACAGTAGAGAGGAATTTATACAGAATTCAATTCCTTTTGAAATTGACGTTTATCAAACGTGCATTTGTGGGTGTGATACCCCAAAAGATCAATGGGAGATAAATTATTCGGGTTATAGCGAATGCCCTGAATGTCGCATGGTTTAATATTTTTAACTTTTTTAAATAGGTGTCAACATGAAAAATCCATACAAAACTATCCTCCAAAATGAGGGCTTACTTTACAAAACCCTCTTGGGCACGTCATCCACAAAAACTGTAAAAGGGGAAAAGCTTGGTTTTCTAACCGCTATCCTCTATCTAACCCCTGACGACAATATCTGCTCAATGGCAAGGTTAGCGGGTTGCATGGAGGGTTGTTTATATTCATCGGGTAGAGGGGCTTTTAATTCGGTTCAAAACGCTAGAAAAGCAAAGACAGAGTTTTGGTATGCCAACCAAAGGGCTTTTTTACTGTCACTTTGTGCGGACATTTGGTCATTGCACCGATCTGCAGCAAAATCAAATCAGAAGCTTTTAGTGCGTCCAAATGGCACAAGTGACATCCCTTGGGAGAATTTTAAGGTTTTGGATGACAAAACCATTTTCCAATTGTTTCCCGATGTCCAATTCTATGATTACACAAAGCATCCCTCTAGGAATTTGGTTGGCAAAACACTTAATAACTATGATTTGACGTATTCATTCTCTAGCATTACCCCAAAACCGATTTCAATTAAGGGGTTGACCAACAAAAACAATTCAAGGGTTGCGGTAGTGTTCCAAAGAAAAGAGGACATTCCGACAAGCTTTAGGGCTTGGGAGGTTATTGATGGTGACGACACAGACGTTAGACACATAGAACCCAAAAATGTAGTTGTTGCCCTCTATGCCAAAGGGAAAGCCAAAAAAGATACTTCAGGTTTTGTTCAAATTAAGGGTGTTCACTATGCATAAATTTATTAAAGCTTCAAATAGACAATTGTCATTTGATGGGGATACTCAAACCGCATTGATGTTTGTTGAATCTATTCACAATGCATATTTAGAAAATGGAATTGATATGCCGAAGTTACTCAATGATTTTATATTTAATATTGAAGTGGCATTACAAGATGTAAATGTTTTAGATGATGATTTTAATATATTGGAGACAAAATGAAATTTTACAAAGCCATTTTGGATTCTAGACGTTTTCATTTTGAAGCTTATGCCATTAATGAAACATTAGCTAAAGAACACCTAAAAAAGGGATTAAATAATCACGCTAAAGATTATCAAATGCCCCTTGATTGGTGGCATGAATATGGAGGTGATATTTATGTTGTTGAAATTGAAATTGGTAGACCAGATTTTAATTCATGCTATCGGGATAATCATTTAATATCGGAGAAAAAATGACACAAATAGATGCACTCACACAATGCTTGGTTTTAGCCATTACCGCACCAACTGACGAAAAGGCAAATCAGGCAAGCCAACTAGCAGAACAAATAGCACAAGGGTTGACCAAAAAACAGGTTAACCAATGCAAGAAAAAAGCCCTTGAAATATTGGAGAACGCATGATTTATGCTTGTGTTGCCCTAATCCTCCGAATACTAAGCGGGAAACGCTAAACCCCAAAGCCCTCTACGGAGGGTTTTTTGTTGTCTAAAATTTAAGCCCTTAGTGGCTTTTTTTGATTGGGTGCATAGTTGGTATGCACCGATGATAAAAAACCGCTCAAAACTCGTTTAAATCGATCCTAGAGGGCTTTTTGTTGTCCATCAATAGTCGGATTGTTTCATTGAGTGCTGCCAACTCGTCCATTTTGTAGACGTTCCATAGTCTACGTTGACCATGAATCCCGTTGACCGATCCTCTGTGGCAATCTGCACAAAGTGGCATTGATGTGAACCATTGACCTTGATTTATCTCATGGCATTCGCTTGGGGCTTGTGCCTGGCAAATGATGCATGGCATGAGTTTGATTTTGGCAATGTGCAACCTTTCCCCTGCGGTAGGTTTAGGTTTATTCTTTGATTGCATTATTGGGTTGCTTTAACTTCTAATCTAGCACTGTATTGTTGTGTTCTCCAAACCTCTATTTTGGCTTGTGCTGCGGTCATCATCCATCGGTAGGTTTCCTCTTTTTCTACCGCTTCCCTGATTCCCTCCAATATTTGAATATATTCGGGGTGAGCATAAGCAAAGGTTTCCTGCTTGCCAAGAACCTCAGTCCCTGCTTGGCTTGCCAGTTGGGCCTTGCGGGACTTGCGGAACTCTTCCAAAAACATCCTGTCAGCCTTACTTTTTGCATACAAAGGGGCGGTGTCGATTAAGTATTGAATAGCTTTGGTTGGTTCGTTCATACATCCTCCAACTTATAGTTGAGTTTGTGATTCTGAAAACGCATTGCTGCTTCCATTTCCAATTCAGCACAAGCCTCTTCTGACATACATCCCACAATATCACGCCCAGAGAACCAAACTTCTTTTATTGATTCGTTATAGGTGGATTTGTCCTCATCCATTTCGTATTGATAGACTACTGTCACTACTTCGCTACCTTGTCCGATTGTTGTGTCAAATTCCCATGTATTCATAATATTCACCCTTGTTAAAACCTTTAATTTACTCTTGTTTGTTTCTTTTTCTATTGGGACTTACCCTTAGATAAGCTCTTCTTTCACCATTACTTCAACCATGCCAACAGTCCCGTAAACCTTTGTAGAGTGAAGTGAAACGATTTGACTGTCATCTAGGAAAACAATCCCGTTCATCCCATCAAATACCGCTTTGCAGAAGTTATCTATGTCACTTTTCTTTGTTGGGCGTTCCTCTCCTGATAAACAGGCTTGAGTTCGCTTTTTACTGTAACTAGCGGGAATCGGTAAGGTTATGTAGATGTACGCTCCCACAGGGGTTTCTAGGGGTTCACTACTGCCCATTGCCACTTGTGCCGCCTCGCTGACCTTAGTTTCATAGTCAACAGTAGTTTTAGGACTGTAAGTTGACACAAATTTGCCCCTTCTAGCAAACCTTGGCCTACCCTTGGGTACTGGTGTTCCTTCCACCATAAAAGTGACCATAAATGTCATTTGATTATGTCCTCGACTTTCTGTATCTTTTGTCCAATCCAATTCATAACAGGCACTGCCATGCTGTTACCCAATGATTTGTATCTTGGGCCATCAGGGGTTGCTCTACCTTTGGGCTTGATGTCGGTGTAATGGTCTGGAAAGCCCTGTAATCTCTCGCACTCAGTTACCGATAGTCTTCTGACTGCAACCTGCTCAGATATGAAGGTCTGTGCATGGTGTGATTGTGTGCTTGGTTGTAGAGCTTTTAAAGCTGTAGAAACCTCTAGTTCTGTGGCACTAAAGGTGTTTGCCTTTGCATCTTCTCTAATCGAATATGCGGCTATTGCTTGTGGGATTAAACGTCCCGTATAGGCATCTTGACCGCTGTAACCGCCAGGGTGACTGTCTGCACATAAAGCACCAACTGTCTCCTGAATTGTCTGTGAAACCATTGGAGCATTACCACCACCAGTTCCCCATCGTGAGGTTACTGTTGAGCAAACACCCTCCAGCTCTTTAACCCTGCTGTCAGCGGGATGGTTTTCATAAACTCTTTGGGTTACGCACTCTTCATGGTTGTTACGACTGATTCCAAAGCGTGCTGCAATTGTTCCGGCAACTTCTTGCCCCTTTTCTCTGCGCGGCGCAGGATTCCCGCACAGGCTTTCTCGCTCAAAAAGTACCGCTGTGGCAGGTCGCCAATCTCCAAGATATCCGACAACAAACACACGTTTGCGTCTTTGGGCCACTCCGAAGTACTGAGCGTCAAGCACCCTGTATGCGAACCCATACCCGCAGATTGCCAACCCTCCGAGGAAGCTACCAAAGTCCCGTCCATCAGCGGAGGACAAAACGCCGGGGACATTCTCCCAGACCAACCAACGGGGGCGATATTGTTTAGCAATGGCAAGATAGGTAAGCATGAGGTTACCACGAGGGTCATCCAATCCTTTTCTGAGTCCTGCGACTGAGAATGATTGACAGGGAGTTCCTCCAACGAAAACATCGATATTTGATTCAATTTGCCACTCCTTAAATTTTGTCATGTCGCCCAAGTTGGGGACTGTTGGATAGTGATGTTTCAATACTTGGCTCGGAAAAGACTCAATCTCTGAGAAGCCAACAGGATTCCAACCTAGAGGATGCCAAGCAACTGTTGCTGCCTCTATCCCACTACATACCGATAAATAGTTCATTCAATTTGTCCATCTTTCATTTGACGCATATAAAACCTGACTCGATCTCTTGCGCCTGATCCATAGACCTTTTCGCAACGCTCAAGCCTGGCAC